GCCAAACGTAGCCGTTTACGCGGCAGGCTACCGGAAATCAAAACAATTGACGGCGAGATGATAAATTCATTTGCTAATTACTTGTTTTTGCCATGCTTATCCTGAGCGATAAGTTCATCCATAAGGCTGTCTNCCCACTTGTCGCGTTTCTTCCAGCTGTGAACGGTTGCAACTTTCTCGCCCAGCATTTCAGCAATGCGGGCTACACGGTATCCCTGAAAGTACAGCAGCATGGCCTGCCGACGGGGATCGAGATCTGCGGGTGTCAGTGTGGTGTTCATGGCACAAACCTACAGCCTTGAATGAAGGCTTTCCCCGCCTGCGGTTTGTGTGGTAGTCGGTACAAATACCGCGCATTGTTTCACTGCCCCCATCACCGCAACCATAAGGCTCCAGTAAGTTTTTTCTAACGGAGCACGGCTCATGACAGTGAAAGCAAAGCGTTTTCGCATCGGGGTGGAAGGTGCCACCACCGACGGACGCGAAATCCAGCGTGAATGGCTGGAACAGATGGCAGCCAGCTACAACCCGGCGGTGTACACCGCGCTGATTAACCTTGAGCACATCAAGTCTTATCTGCCGGACAGCACCTTTAACCGCTACGGCAAGGTGACGGCGCTGTTTGCTGAAGAAATCACGGAAGGCCCGCTGGCGGGCAAGATGGCACTGTATGCCGACGTTGAGCCAACGGAGTCCCTGGTGGAACTGGTGAAAAAAGGCCAGAAATTATTCACCTCTATGGAAGTCAGCCCGAAGTTTGCAGATACGGGCAAAGCCTACCTGGTCGGCCTGGCTGCTACAGATGACCCTGCCAGTCTGGGCACTGAAATGCTGACATTCAGCGCCAGTGCAGCCCATAACCCGCTGGCAAACCGCAAGCAGAATCCTGCCAATCTCTTTACCGCTGCAGAGGAAACGGTGATCGAACTGGAAGAAATCCAGGATGACAAACCGTCCCTGTTTTCCCGCGTCACGGCGCTGTTCACCAAAAAAGAGCAGTCAGACGATGCCCGGTTCTCTGATGTGCATAAGGCCGTGGAGCTGGTCGCCACTGAGCAGCAAAACCTGAGTGCGCGCACCGAAAAATCCCTGTCTGAACAGGAAGAACGCCTGTCTGAGCTTGAGACAGCCCTGCAGGCACAGCAGACCGCCTTTAACGAACTGGTGGACAAGCTGAGCCATGAAGACAGCCGCCAGGACTACCGCCAGCGTGCAACAGGCGGTAACGCCCCCGCTGACACTCTGACCAATTGCTGATGGAGCACAAAACCTGATGAAGAAGAATACCCGCTTTGCTTTTAACGCTTACCTGCAGCAGCTGGCGCGTCTGAACGGTGTGGCAGTTGAAGAACTGTCCAGCAAGTTCACCGTAGAGCCGTCCGTGCAGCAGACGCTGGAAGACCAGATCCAGCAGTCCGCCGCATTCCTGACGCTGATTAACGTCACGCCAGTGACTGAGCAGTCCGGTCAGCTGCTTGGATTGGGTGTTGGCAGCACCATTGCCGGAACCACTGATACCACCGCGAAAGAGCGTGAGCCTGTCGATCCGACGCTGATGGTCGATGTGGAATATAAATGCGAGCAGACCAACTTTGACACGGTGCTGACCTACGCGAAGCTGGATCTGTGGGCGAAGTTTCAGGATTTCCAGGTGCGCATCCGTGACGCCATCGTGAAACGTCAGGCACTGGACCGCATCATGATCGGCTTTAACGGCGTGAAGCGTGCGAAAACCTCCAACCGTAGCGAAAACCCGCTGCTGCAGGATGTGAACAAAGGCTGGCTGCAGAAAATCCGTGAGGATGCACCGGATCACGTCATGGGCAGCACCACCACGGGCGGTGAAACCACTCCGGGGGCGGTGAAAGTCGGGAAAGGTGGCGAATATGCCAACCTGGACGCCGTGGTGATGGATGCCGTTAATGAGCTTATCGACGTGGTCTACCAGGACGATGACGATCTGGTGGTGATTTGTGGTCGTGAACTGCTGTCTGACAAGTATTTCCCGCTGGTCAACAAAGAGCAGGAAAACAGTGAAAAACTGGCTGCCGATATGATCATCAGCCAGAAACGCATGGGTGGCCTGCAGGCCGTGCGTGCGCCATTCTTCCCGCCGAATGCGCTGCTGATCACCCGTCTGGATAACCTGTCCATCTACTGGCAGGAAGACACCCGCCGCCGTTCAGTTATCGACAACCCGAAACGTGACCGGATTGAAAACTTTGAATCCGTTAACGAAGCCTATGTGGTTGAGGACTACCGCTGCGCCGCACTGGTGGAAAACATCCAGATTGGCGACTTCAGCGCCGCCGCAGCAGAAACCGGAGCGTAATCCATGAGCCTGAGTCCCGCACGGCAGCATCGCCTGCGCGTTCAGGCTGAACAGGCCGCCCGTGAGGGTGGCAGTGTTCGCCACGCGTCGGGCTATGACCTGATGCTGCTGCAACTGGCAGAAGACCGCCGCCGTCTCAAGGGCGTTCAGTCCACGGTGAAAAAAGCGGAAATCAAGGTGGAGCTGCTGCCGAAATATGCCGCCTGGGCGGAGGGCGTCCTGGCTGCCGGAGGCGCTCAACAGGATGACGTGCTGATGTACGTGATGCTGTGGCGCATTGATGCCGGAGATTATGCCGGGGCGCTGGAGATCGGGCGTCATGCCCTGCGTCATGGCTGGGTGATGCCGCTGGGTAACCGCAACGTGCAGACCGTGCTGGCAGAGGAAATGGCAGACGCCGCGCAGAGCGCAATACTTGCCGCCACCGGCTTTGATGCCGATCTGTTGTTGCAGACGCTGGAGCTGACAGACGGTCTGGATATGCCGGACCAGTCACGGGCGCGTCTGCATAAAGCGATTGGCGCTGTCCTGAGTGAAAGCAATCCGGCTTCCGCCCTTAATCATCTCAACCATGCGTTACAGCTCGATCCCCGCTGTGGCGTGAAAAAAGACAAACAGCAGCTGGAGCGCAGACTGCGCAATGACAGCCGCTGACAGAACGTGCCCCCGCGCACGGGCGGCACGGGGTGGCGAAAGGCACTGCCACATCAAAACCCCGTCCACCGCCCTCTATTTCAGGAGAAAGCAGCATGAAGTTTGTTGCGCCAGAACAGGCACCGGAACAGGCGGAAATCATCAGGAATACGCCGTTCTGGCCTGATGTGGACTTGTCGGAGTTTCGCAGTGTCATGCGCACTGACGGCACGGTGACGCAGCCGCGTTTAAAGCAGGTTGCGCTGTCGGCAATTTCGGAGGTCAACGCAGAGCTGTATGAGTTTCGCAGACGTCAGCAGATGCTGGGGTATGCGTCGCTGGCTGAGGTTCCGGCGGAACAGCTGGACGGCAAAAGTGAGCGCATTCAGCATTATTTCAACGCGGTTTACTGCTGGGCACGCGCCATGCTCAACGAACGTTACCAGGACTATGACGCCACGGCGTCCGGTGTGAAGCGGGGCGAGGAACTGGCGGAAGCAAGCGGTGATTTGTGGCGTGACGCCCGCTGGGCCATCAGCCGGGTGCACGATGCGCCGCACTGCACAGTGGAGCTTATCTGATGAAAGTGCGTGCGCATCAGTATGACACGGTGGACGCGCTTTGCTGGCGTCATTACGGGCGCACGCAGGGTGTCACGGAGCAGGTACTGAAGGCAAATCCGGGGCTTGCCGAATACGGCCCCTTTTTACCTCACGGGCTGCAGGTGGAGCTGCCGGACATTCCGACCACCACCACCGTGCAGACCGTCCAGCTATGGGACTGAATTATGACGCTTGAGCGAATCAGCGCCTTTATCACGTATTGCATCGCCGTCGTGCTGGCCTGGCTGGGCGATTTGTCCATCAAGGATGCCTCAACGCTGGGCGGCCTGATGATTGGTGTGCTGATGCTGGCTATCAACTGGTACTACAAACACAAAGCCTACCAGCTTCTGCGCGACGGGCAGATCTCGCGGGAGGACTATGAATCCATCAATCGTTAAACGCTGCCTTGTCGGGGCCGTGCTGGCTATTGCTGCCACGCTGCCGGGTTTTCAGCAGCTTCACACCTCCGTGGAAGGGCTGAAACTGATTGCCGATTACGAAGGTTGTCGTCTGCAGCCGTATCAGTGCAGCGCGGGTGTCTGGACCGACGGCATTGGTAATACGTCGGGCGTCATTCCCGGCAAAACCATTACGGAGCGACAGGCAGCAGAAGGGCTGATCTCCAACGTGCTGCGTGTGGAGCGGGCGCTGGAAAGGTGTGTGAAGCAACAGCCGCCGCAGAAGGTGTATGACGCTGCGGTGTCGTTTGCCTTCAACGTGGGTACGGGCAATGCCTGCAGTTCCACGCTGGTGAAATTGCTCAATCAGCGGCGCTGGGCGGATGCGTGCCGACAGTTGCCGCGCTGGGTTTATGTGAAAGGTGTTTTTAATCAGGGGCTGGATAACCGCCGTGCGCGGGAGATGGCCTGGTGCCTTAAAGGAGCTGGACTATGACGCGTGCGCTGGCAGTAGTGGTGGCGCTGGCACTCGTTGCGCTGGGCTGGCAGTCGTGGCGGCTTAACAGCGCCAGCCACACCATCGAAACGCAGCGCGCGGCGCTGAAAAGTAAAGCGCAGGAACTGACGAAGAAAAACAGCCAGCTGATCGGTCTGTCCATTCTGGCTGAAACCAACAACCGGGAGCAGGCGCGGCTCTACGCCGAAGCTGAACAAACCAGCGCACTGCTGAGACAACGACAACACCGGATTGAGGAACTGAAACGTGAGAACGAGGATTTACGCCGCTGGGCTGATACTCCTTTGCCTGCTGACATTATCCGGCTGCGAAAACGTCCGGTATTCACCGGAGGTGCAGCTTACCGTCAGTGGTTGTCCGCGAGTGACGCCGTGTCGGCTGGATCAGGCCGCGCCGCGCACTAACGGTGATCTGAACGCATTGCTGGATGAAACGGAGGCCGCCTGGGCGGTCTGTGCAGACAAAGTGGACATGATTATTGCGTGTCAGGAGCGAAACAGTGAACAAACCACAATCCCTGCGCCACGCCCTCAATAAAGCAGTGCCTTATGTCCGTAATAACCCGGACAAACTGCATCTGTTTGTAGATAATGGTTCGCTGGTTGCCACCGGGGCCAGCTCCATGTCATGGGAGTATCGTTACACCCTGAACGTGGTGATAGAGGATTTCAGCGGCGACCAGAATCTGCTGATGGCCCCGGTTTTGCTGTGGCTGCGTGATAACCAACCTGATGCCATCAATAATCCGGCATTACGGGAAAAGCTATTCACCTTTGAGGTGGATATTCTGCGCAACGATGTCTGTGATATCAGCCTTAACCTGCAGCTGACAGAGCGTGTGGTGGTCAACACTGACGGCAGTGTGTCGAGCGTTGAAGCTATAGCGGAACCCGATGAACCTGAAGAAATGTGGACGGTGAAACGTGGCTGAATTGCAGAAGGTGGACGACTGGCTGAGTGCCTTGCTGGCGAATCTGGAGCCTGCCGCAAGAAGCCGCATGATGCGCCAGCTGGCGCAGGAACTGCGCCGGACACAGCAGCAGAATATCAGGATGCAGCGCAATCCAGATGGCAGCAGTTATGAGCCGCGACGGGCAACAGCACGCAGTAAAAAAGGCCGCATCAAACGCCAGATGTTTGCAAAGCTGCGCACCACAAAATACCTGAAAACTGCCGCCAGCGCCGATTCTGCCAGCGTGCAGTTTGCTGGCAAGGTGCAGCGTATTGCCCGTGTTCATCACTACGGCCTGCGAGAACGTATTCAACGAATTAATATGTCTATTAAGTATCCATGTAGAAAGTTGTTGGGAGTTAATGAACAATTAATCATTGACTTAGAAAAATTATTAGTAGAGTATTTCGCTCAAAATTAGTACATCTGTGTGACAATATGCAACAGTTTATTCAGATTTTACAAACTATTTCCACATGGCCGTTTGCTTTCATCTTTGGTCTATGTATTTTATATCGTCCTATAAATATGTTGTTTAGTAGATTTATTGAAAGTAATACGGCAAAAGCTAAATTAGGATTTGTGGAGCTAGAGATTGGAGAGCTAGCTAAAAAAGGAAGAGAGGCTGTTGATAATTTTAATGAGTTAACCATTGTTATGGCTAAGACTCGGTTGTTGGAGTTAGAGGTTACTAAAGAGAACTTTTCTGCAGCGTTTTCATCTAATCAGCAAGTTAAATTAAAT